AGGGATCTCTCATTAACAAAAATAGATAGATCAGCTTACGCAGCTTTACCTAATAAATTACAAACTGGACAACCTTCACAATATTTTGTTGATCGACAAACTACACCAACAATAAATTTATACCTTGCACCAGATGCAACAACTTTTACCACCTTAAAATTTTACACTATCAATAGAATTGAAGACGCTGGAGTTTATTCTAATCAAGCTGATGTAGCGTACAGATTTTTACCATGTATGTGTTCTGGTCTTGCTTATTATCTATCTGTAAAACGAGCACCAGATAGAATTCAATTATTAAAACAATTATATGAGGATGAGTTATTAAGAGCTTTGAATGAAGATGGTCAAAGAGCGTCAGTATATATTTCGCCTCAAACATATTTTGGAGACGGAGTATAATGTCATTTGCAACAGGTAAAAGATCAAAAGCTATTTCTGATAGATCTGGTATGGAATACCCTTACAAAGAAATGGTGAAAGAATGGAACGGTTCTTTAGTGCATATCTCAGAGTTTGAACCTAAGCATCCACAATTAGATCCACCGCATCATAAAGCAGATGCAATAGCCTTAAAAAATCCTAGAGTAATGAAGTTTCAACAACCAACTCAAGAATTTACTAATGATCAAACTATTTCTGATTCTGGAGGAATACATGTTGGTGTTGCTAATTTATCATTACCTGGAGACTTTGCTTTTAGAACACAAGAATTTAGTGTTACATCAAATGGAATTACAACTACAATACATAGCATGGTTCCAGAGGATCCATCTATACAAAACAGAAGAAGAACAATTTTTTCTAGCATAGGATCTGTATTCGCAGATGCAAGTTTTAAGGCATCTGTATCAGGACAACAATTGTCTACTTCGATGGGAAGTGTAACGGTAACAGTATAATGGCAGTAACATTTTCCAATTTTTTGACTCAAGTTAGAAATTACACTGAAGTAGATTCTAATGTATTAACTGATACAATCATTCAAGATTTTATTAGATCAGTTGAATTGGATGTTGCAGGTAAAGTTGATTATGATGATTTAAGAAAATACGCCACATCAAATTTTACTGCAGGCAATAGATATGTTAGTTTACCTGGTGATGCCATAATAATCAGATCTGTTCAAGTTATAGATAGTAGTAATAATAGAACTTTTTTAGAAAAAAGAGATACTAGTTTTATTTCTGAATTTGCTCCAAATGATTCGACTACAGGAACACCTAAATATTACGCTAATTGGGAAGATAATGTCCAACAAGGTGCGGTAATTTTAGTTGCTCCTACGCCTGCAAATGCAGATACTGTACAAATAAACTACATTAAATCACCACCAGAATTTACAAGCACTACAGATACTTATTTATCTACAAATCAAGAATCAATGTTATTACATGGTGTGCTAACAGAGGCTTATAGTTTTTTAAAAGGTCCAGACAATCTATACAATCTGTACCAAACCAAGTATACTGAAGAAGTACAAAATTTTGCTCTACAACAAATGGGCAGAAGAAGACGTGGAGAATATAGTGACGGTGTACCAAGAGTGGTAGTCCCATCACCTTCTCCAAACCAATAATTTTATAAGGAGAATAATTATGGCAATAACAACAAACGCAATTTGTGATTCTTTCAAAAAAGAATTACTACGAGGAATGCATGACTTTGATACATCATCTGACACATACAAGTTAGCGATGTTTACATCACAAGCTACTTTAGGAAAATCAACTACAGGATATGCAACGGCAAACGAAGTTTCTTCACCATCTGGATATACAGCTGGAGGTAAAGCTTTAGTAAACCAAGGTGTAAAAGTTTCATCTTCTGTGGCTATAACAGATTTTGCTGACTTATCATTCGTAGGTGTAACTCTTACTGCAAGAGGTGCTTTAATCTACAACACAACAACTGATGGTGGTTCAAACACTACTGATGCTGTTGCTGTTTTAGATTTTGGCGGAGATAAAACTGCAACGTCTGGAACATTTACAATTCAGTTTCCTGCGTTCACAACTTCCGCTGCAATCATAAGACTAGCATAAGGATTAAAATGATATGGCCATTGGATGGGGTAATAAAACCTGGGGAGCAGCAAAATGGGGAGACCTTGCTAATGAAACCGTCTCAGTCAGTGGCCAATCAGCAACTACATCTGTAGGGACATCTACAACTCAAGCTAACGCAAATGTTAATGTAACAGGATCACAACTTACATTTTCAAGTCCAAGCGTAATTGCAGGTATATCAGTTACAGTATCAGTCACAGGTAACCAAGCAAATTTCTCTCTAGCAGAGGAAGATATTGCATTAGGTATTCAACAAAATGTAACGGGTTCACAAATAACTTCAACAATAAATTCTGTCACTATTGATGACAATTTTTTAGTGGGCTCAGGATGGGGCAGAGATTCTTGGGGATCAATGGTTTGGGGAGATGCTTATTCTGTACAAACAGGATCTGTATCAGCTACAATATCTGTAGGTGCGATTGCTGGAATTACAGCAGGTGCTAGCGCAAGTCCAACAGGACAACAGTTAACAGCTACTCCAGGTCAAATCACAATGACCGGAGATGCAAATATTAGTGTAACAGGAATACAAGCAGCATTATCCGTAGGAGAAGTACAAGCATTATCGGTTTTGGGTAGTGAGATGACTATTTCTGTTAGACCTGTGGATATTGAGGCAGGTGGTAGTGTAAATGTAAATGTAATTGATGATAATTTAGATTCAGCGATCGGGTCTGTCACTTTAGATATTGGGGTAACCGCAACTGTAACTGGGTCTGAAATTACTTCATCTATAGGTAATGAAACAGTTACTGCAGATAGTAATGTAAATGCAACAGGACAACAACTCACAAGTAATATTGGACAAGAAACAGTTAGTGCTAATGCAGATGTAACGGTCTCTGGTATTTCATTTACGAGTTCTGTGGGAGAGGAAACAATTACTGCAAACGCAGATGTATCGGTCTCCGGTATTTCATTAACAAGTTCTGTGGGACAAGTAGAACAGATAAGTTTATATGACGTAACAGGGGTTCAGATGACTTTATCATTAGGTGAGGAGGCAGCTGTTGCTAGTGCTAATATAGACGTTACAGGCGTACAATTAACATCATCTGTGGGTAACACTAATATTACTGCATGGTCTGAAATTAACCCAGGTGTAAATAATGTTTGGACCATAGTTGATAGGGCGGCATAAATATAGTAATATAGATTTATTTAAGGAGAATTTTTTATGGCATCAACTTACTCAAGTGATCTAAAACTAGAACTTATGGCTACCGGTGAAAACGCTGGTACATGGGGAGATAAAACAAACACAAATTTAAATTTAGTACAACAAGCCGTTGCAGGTTTTGAACAAGTAACACTTTCAAGTGGTGGAACTATAAATCTTGTTATGTCTGATGGTGCTTTATCAAATGCAAGGAATTTAGTAATAAAATTTGCTACTGCAACAATTGCTGCAAGCACAGTTTGTACTATTCCAGATTCAATAGAAAAATTTTATATATTCGATGCAACAGGATTAACAAATCCAACTAACCTTACAATTAAAACTGCATCAGGAACAGGATTTACTTTAGACCAAGCAAAAATTTATGCAGCATATTCAGATGGAACTAACCTAAATGAAATTTCTTTAGATACTTTAGGTGGAACTGTTGCTGCTGCAAATTTAACAGGCACAATTGCAACTGCACAAATTGCAGATGATGCTGTGACTTTTGCAAAAATGCAAGACACTACAACTGCAAATAGAGTTTTGGGAGCAGCTTCTGCTGGAACTATTGGTGAAGTACAAGTTGCTACTGATATGATTGCAGACGATGCTGTTACTGCAGATAAACTAGCAAACACTTCAGTTTCTGCAGGGTCGTTTACTTCAGCATCAATTACAGTAGACGCACAAGGAAGAATTACAGCTGCCTCTTCAGGATCAGCAGGCGCAGGCGGTTTTGTTCCAGTTACTATTACTAACTCACCAGGTACTTTTACTGCTTCCAATAGTGCTAACTCAGGTTTGGCTTACATGTCAGGCGGAACAGGTGGTGGCGGTGGCTCAACAGGAGTTAACAATAATGGGAATGGCGGTCCGGGAGGACCTGGTGGTTTCGCTGCATTTAGTTTTCCAATTTCTGCACCTTTTTCA